TATGATGGCAAATTGCTGCATAAATGGTCCTCATTGGGATTCCATCACCCGCTGCATCAACAGCGGCGGAACCGCATTGCCGATAATCCTGCACGCCAGTGCATTGCGCTGTGGTGTGCGTGTGCCATTTCCGCGTATAGGACGCGGCGGCGCTCGGCCAGCGCTGCGAGATCGGACAGTGGACAGTACTGCTGCTTCCCGATTATTTCCAGGTTAGCCTGATTGGGATGGTGATCAGGTTTGCGTGCCATTAGTAACCCTCCAGTATTGCATCGAATAATGTAGTCTGCTGCCGCTGCCCACGGTTACAAACCCACAAAAACTCAGTGCGTTGATTATTCGTGCGGGTCTTGCTGTTTTCTGCGCTCATCACGGCCTGTATTTCTACCCTGCGCTGTGCCGACGCTGGTTCCGTAGTCTGCGGATAGTTGCTCAGGATGTAACTTCCCTGGCACGCATCCAACACGTCACACAGCGCGTGCCAGTCCTCCAGGGTGTATCCTCTGTAATGCCCCTGATTTGTACCAGGATAGGGAGGATCGCAATAGAACAGTGTGTCGGGACCATCCCAACGTTCGATACAATGCAGTGCATCCTCGCACGACACATACACGCCGCTGAATCGTTCCAGTATGGCGGGCAGCCATTGTAGATACGTTGCCCATGTTTGTGCGTGGTTCTCTGTCTTTACGCTTGTTCCCCACCCCTTACCTATGCTGTTTGCAAACGACTGCCGCGTCTGGACAACCACCGCCCAGGCGACGCGCAGCGGCGTGTATTCGTGCGGTGCCCGCATTATTGCGTGCGCTCTGCTATGCTCTGCCTGGCTGTATGGCGTGTGGTGCAGCAGGTGTAGCAAGTCGGCTTTCTGCTCCTGGCATACGCGATAGAGCGTCACAATTCGCTCGTCGCTGTCGTTTACGCACTCCCGATAATCATGATGATTATTGGGAATCGGTTTGCCCTTGGCGAACATCACAGACGCGCCACCTGCAAATGGCTCCACATAGACCTGGTGCGGGATAGTACAGATAACGTCTACAATGCGCGAGGCAATCCGTTGCTTGCCGCCGTAGTATGCGATGATTGGTTTCATACCTCTTTCCATTCCACCTTGCTCCTGTAGTCATTGCGCAACCTGTTGAATCTGCGCGCGCTTATGAGCGCGGTTGGCCTCGCAAGCCTCTTCCGCCGCCGCCGCCACCGCCGCGCTCATCTGCTCTGCTGTGATGCGGGCCTGCTGATAGGCCAGTTCTGACTCGCGCAAAATGCGCAACCGCTGGACTAGAGCCTTGCCGGTCTCCACAAGATTAGCATCGTCGAGGGTTGCCATGTCGATGTTGTGCTCTGGTTGCACGCCAACCAGTAGCAGCAGGTCGAATCGTAGCTGGTCAAATCGATCTTCGAGGCGCTCTCGATAGGTTGGTTCCGGCTCTTCCAGGCCATTGCGAACCCATTTCCGCACGTCCGCGCCGTCCTGCAACATCTGGGCAGGATCACCCCACAGGGGACGCCAGAGCCTCGACTGCTCCTGGAGTGCGCTAATCCAGTAGGATGCGCCACCGTTGCCTGCGTCGTCATTGTCCAGCGTCACCAGGGCGGTGCTTGCTCTGGCAATGGCAGCTATCCAGCGCAGTTTGCGGGCGCTCGTGGTGCCCACCGCAACGGGCGCTATCATGTCGCCCGCTGCCTGCTGCACCGCCAGTCTATCGAATGGCCCTTCAACCAGCATCACAGGCTTGTCAGGCTGCACATCGTCTATACCATAAGGGCAATTGCTGCTACCCGCCACGGTGTGGTATTTGTGCTCGCCCTGCACACCCCTGCGAATGGCGACCTTCCATAACCTACCATCGACATACCATGGAATAACGATGCCCCTGGGCAGCCATACATTGCGCTCCCTGTCCAGGCTCAGCGCATCGGGCGCGAGATACCAATCTCGCGGGTTGTAGCCCAGGCCAGCGGTGGCTATTGTATCAATCGATAGACCACGATTGTGTAGATAGCCCCGCGCATCATCTGTCCATTGCTCCTGGCACCAGGCTACAAAGCTCGCCATACGTCGCTGCCATTCCTCTGGCGGTGCCTGCACAGGATTATGTGCCCTCACGGCTTGCTGTGCATGCTCCTGAGCCGCGTCCCCCTCAACACCCAACGTGCGAAGCGCCTCGCCAAACGTGCAGCCATCGCGCTGCCGTACAAATGCAATAGCGTCGCCGCCCGCCTCACACCCCCTGCACCACCAGCCGCGCCGATGGGCGCTCGTGTCCTCAGGCCAGACGCGGAAACGATCGCGGCCCCCGCAGAACGGGCATGCGCCCTGGTATTCACTACCCGTGGCTTTGCGTAATTCGGTGCTGCTGCCGATGAGGCGTAGCAGGTCTATGTGTGTTGTGTCGATCACCGGACTTTTTCTCCTGTCACTAGCGTTTTCTGAAAAATGCTGTCACCGCTGTCACTGACCCCGTTTTCCCTCATTACAAAGGGAAATGACCTGTCACTGGGCTTGTCACTAAAGGCGAAAATCTGTCACTGGCTGTCACAATAACGAAAGCGTTTTGTTGTGTTATTGTGACAGTGGTGACAGTGGTGACAGCAGTGACAGCGGTGACAGCGGTGACATCAATATTACCCCACCACATACCCACCGCCCGACTTTGCCAGGATGCCGCGTTCTGCCATCCGCAGCATTGTCTGGCGGACGGTATTCTCTTTGGTAGTGCTCATCACATCCTGGCTCTTGATATGCGCATACACACCAGACGGTGTGATCGGTTCCTCTGTGCTGCTGTTCAGCTTCACGGTGCGGTATATCCGCTTTTGTATGTCGCTATTCATAATCGGTTCCGGGTTCGCATCCACAACCGACCAGAAACGAGCGCTTTGAATTCTGGTTTGCTTCAGGAGCCATTCGCGTCGATCGTGGCCGCGCAACTGGCTGCGCAGCCTGACCTCCTCGTCGTCATCGCGGAACATCGTCACCCGGCCCCCGCCGGCACTGCCCCACATCCCCTGACCTCCGTTGTAGGCAGTCTCCGGGTCCTTGTTGTACTTACCACCGTGCCAGGAGCCGAGAATAAGCGCGTTATTCTTGAGACTCAGGCGGTGATACGCCAGAAATTCGGCATAGTCCCCTCTATATTTATCCTGCTTGAAATTTTCACGGGGCAGGAATCCAGAAAACGTATCAATGAGAATGGCATCCATCATCATCGTATTGAGATAAAAATCCATCATAGCGATGGATTCATCGGCTGTGACGGGGGGTGTAAAGGTTTCGACGGTGTGGATAAAAAGGTTAGCAGGCAGATTTGGGCCGCCATTGCTGTCTATCAGGAGCTCCTGCAGATACGCCTCGTCATATTCCACGCCAATATACAGCACCCGGCACGGTGGGCACGGAAACGCGCCCATCCAATGCCCGCCGTGTGCTAGCGCGATGCCAAGCTGGATAAGCGCGGGAGTTTTCCCCACGCCAGGGTTGCCGATGTACAGCGCCAACCCTGAGCGCAGCACACCATCGATAAAATAGCGTGTTGGCGGGATGTCCTTATGAGCCAGGTCATAGGCGGTGCCCGGCTCGGCGTAGCCTTTCTTATAGGTGGTATAATCCTTATTGGATGCCAGTAGAGTTGTGAGCGTCCGATCGCCGCTCACCACCATTCTTACCCTGTCCCTGCCGCCCTTGAGTTGATACAGCCCCCACAACTCGTCATAGGTGCCCTGCCAGCTCTCCAGTCCGCTGGCAGGGTGTTCCGCCGTCCCGTCTACGAGCGCCTGTATGGCGATGCGTGCTTGCTCTTGCTCTTCCATCCGTTACCCCTATAATTCAATTGACCTACCCTCGATCTGGGATAGCATATCCCTCATGGTAAAGCCAATTTCCACAAGTTCCTCTGTGCTCATATTGATGAGCGTCTCATCGTCTGGCATGTCTTCATCGGGGAAGGCAATCGCAATGTCATCGCGCATCTCTTTTATGCGCTCGATCATCTTATGTCGGCGAGTTTCATTTGTCGTGGGGGTCGATCGCGTCGGTTCCTGCGGCTCATTGCTGGCCTGATCCATCTCCTCTCGGGTATAGACGCCTGATAACTCGGCAGGAAACGCCCGCCGCAGGGCCAACGCCTCTGCGCATTTTGCGAGCATTATGTGTGGCTTATCCCGCCAGAACTGCGTCGGGCTGCCGTCTTTTTTTGTCTGGGCATACTCAGCATAATGGGCTGTGGCTGCTACCTCGTGCCAGGTGCCACCCGCCAGTTTCTTAACATAGGCGGTGGCGCTGTGCGGAACACCGCTATCACCTATATAGGTGAAGGTCGGCTCCCGACCTGGGGCATAGCGGTCGGTACGGTCGGCTATCAATCGATAGCCGTCAATGCTGGTTTGCGGCGTGGCGATCTCACGGCCCGCCTTGCTATCCCACCGTTTAATGAGATATATTTGCCTTGCGAATGGGTCTAGCCCCGACCGCTGGCAGACGTTCAGGAAGAACAGCAGCTCCTCGTCTGTTGCATCCCTGGCGATCGTTGTCTTTACCAGATCAACCTGACTCCGGTTATATCCCGTCTGTGATGCGATTTGTGCGCTGTCAATGACAATCTCATTCATGTGATATACTCCTTATATATATAATACACTCCCTAGGAGCGGGGGGCTCCCCCCGCCCCACCGGGTACCTATTGCCTCTAGTTGCGATTAATTTGTCATTGCGTCATCTTTCGAATGCTTACGCTCGGGTTGGAAAACTTGCGCATACGTTCCAGAGCATCGATGTCGTTCGCCATGAAGTACTCTTCAAGGCGTTTGTCGTCCCATGACACGCGTGGCTTAGACCAGATAGCCTGGTAGCGCTCACCCTTAATTGTTTTACCTTTCTCGATAACCGCCGCCTTGACCCGATCTTCGGTGATTTTGATGGCATCGTTGATTTCTTCCATCATTTTATCGTAATTGGCGTTCAGTTCCTCTATTTTGGAGCGAATATCCGCAGGGATGATCTCGTTGATCGCCGCATCATGCTCGTTTTTTGCCGCTTCTCGACGTTCATACAGTACCTCAAGGTATGCCATATCCTTCATGATTTTCTCCTTGTCAGGG